GTTTTTTGAAAAATTCAGGAAGAATCCAAACAAAAAAGCCGCCTTTGGTGCTGGAACACCGAAAGCGGCAAAAGCGGGAATATTATTCTATTCGTTTCAGTTCTATTCCCGCCTTCAATTTTAGCGCAAAAAGTATGGGAACGCAAACTTTTATGGGACTTTTTTATTTTTTCGGGATTGGAGGGACTAACCCCGCGCCCTTCGACCTGCTAAAATCCCCCTCCGGTATACCCCCGCCGATCATGTACAAAAAATGCCGGGCAGAACGGAGCACCTTGCACGAAGACAATAAAAAAGCGCCCAGACCATACGGCCCAGGCGCTCCGCTATATATTGCTTAAAAATGGCGCATCACACCAAAAATAATGATAAACGGAGAAGCTAACAAGAACAATACAACCAGCATATAAAACACCTCCTGCAACTATATTTTACACCCTAGCCCGCGCTATTGCAATAGCTCCGGGCAAATAATCAACCTGCGGATCCGCTGCGGGGCTTACTGCTCGCCTGCCAGATACTCCGCCGGGATGATCTCGCCGTGTTCCCCGGTGCGCGGCAGATGATACCGGCACACGTTCGGGCGATCCTGCAAGGGCCACAAGCTAACGCATGGCCACTTGACCCCGGCGGCTCGCTCTGCATCGCATAGAGCCTTATACACGGCTTCCCGGCGGGCAGTCTCTGCCCAGTCCGGCGCGAATGTATCCCCGCGCATGTACTCGGCTTCGGTGTCGCCGCTGCGGAACCCATCTGCAAAAACCCGATACCCTGCCAGGTTGGGCAGAACCTCCACCGCGTCAAAGTGTGCGCCGATCTCATCTAGCAGCGCCAAAATGCCCTCCGGGGTGTACTCGCGCAGCTTGCCGTCACGCTCTACAGGGAGCCGCCGCAGGTTGTAATCATCCTTGCCGATATAATGGCAACTGTCTACATACAGCCGCCCGGCGGTTTTGTTCATCCCGCTCAAAATCTCAAGATACACCGCGCGCCCCTGGTCATCATGAAACATAGTGCGGAGACGGCAGTTTCCGCGCAGCTCTTCGGCAGTGTCGCGGCACCCAAACATGCCCGCGCCTTCAAAATACAGTTTTTTCATTTTTATACGCTCCTTCGTGTTGTTTTTGCTTTGGCAGTGGGGCGGGGCTGCTTTACGGTGCTGCCCCGCTAAAGTGTCCGCTAAAAAGTGCGCTGGTACGCTCTAAAAAAATCAACCTCGTCAAACTCTAGCAGCTCGTTACGTGCGTTAAACGCGTCAAGCATCCGCTGATATGTCCCGGTAATCTGCCGCCATGCTCCCGTATACGGCAACGCCGGAATAAATAACGCATACCCCATCATTGTGCCATCATCCTGCGCAATAGGGGCCGGAGCCTTGCGTACCTCAATGTACGGGTGGAATGTAACCGCGCACCCGTTGACCTCTTGCGCCGCGTAAACCTGGGATATGCTCCCCGTCATTTTGTCGCCGTTGTCAAACTCGGCAACGTACAGATCATACATGTACATGCTCACGCTCTCCTTCCATCCAGGGCAAGCGCTACAGCATCCGCAATGCTCTGCATTGTCATGGGTTCCCGTGCGTTGCACACGCTTATAATGCTGTTGCTGTGGTACCGCGTCCAGTTATTAACGCCAGTGTGATACACCGCGATGACCTCGCCGTCAGCCAGATCATAGCTGATTTGCACATATCCATTCCAGCCGTCAAGCCCCTTTGTTTTCCCGGCAGCTTTCTTTAAGCCCTGCATCTTGATGCCGTATTTTTCAAGTTTCATCCTTGTTACCTCCTGCCCTGTGGGCTGTTTTCTTTTGATGATTCTATTATACATGCTAGCATGTAATATGTCAACATGCTAGCATGAACATTGTATGATTGCACAATTTTGATAGCATGAATATAGTTAATTTTTACATGCTTGCATGTTCCGGCGGGCCGTGTTATACTATCCTTATAATATGCAAATAATAAGGAGGATAGCCATGTCAACGGATGCAAAAAGAGCAGGAAACGCGCGGTATTTGGCCACGCAAAAAACAATCACAGTACGCACACGGCCAGAAAACGCAGAGCGGTTGCAGATTGCAGCAGCCGCCGCCGGGGAGAGTGTAAACAGTTACATTCTGCAGGCCTGCAAGGAGCGCATGGAGCGCGATGCAAGCAAGTAACGCCCCGCCAGATCACCCGCCGGGAACTGCATGCCCCATCTGGAACCCGGCGGGCAAAGTCGAACGAAAGTCGAATCGGTTTGAAAGTCGAATGAATTTCAGCGCTTCCGGCATCCCCGGCGGCGCTTTTTTTATGTACTTTTGTGCTTTTTGGATGCTCCAAAAATTCAATACGCGTTGCAACGTCAATTTGATGTTCGCTAAATCATTATTTAGCGAAATATGCACCCAAAAGGCACATTTTGCCCAGCTTGGGCCGCCCTGGGGAGCATATCCGCCGGGCCGGAAGATGCTGCGGACAGAGTGCGCCGGTCTGCATCCTGCTGCCAAAGTCGAACGGGTTTGAAAGTCGAATCAAAGTCGAAACGCTCCCAAAGTCGAAGAGGTATCCCCTGCCTAAAAGTCGAATGATTTTGCGCGAAAAAATCTCCGGCAAAGTTGAATCGGGTTTGCATTATGTATTTTTGTTGCATAGTTTTGGTATAATCCCCGTGTTTTTGACCATTTCTCATGGAAATTTGTTTCAAGATATGGTTTTGGAGGTGGGATAATTATTCGTGTTGAGGGGTCTTTTTTGATGATGACGGCAAGTCGTTCGCGTTATTCCCTGTTTTATTTTCCTCTTTTGGGCTTTCATTTCCTATTTTGGGCTTTATTCCCCTCTGCTTTTCCGCTTTTTCGGGGTTAGTTACTGCCCTTATCGGGCATTCTCTTTCTGCTTTTAGGCTTTACTATGGCATTTAAGCGGATAGCGCGTTTCTTTGCGTGGTTATAGGCATAATAAAAGAGCACCCGGCAGTTTGTTTACATGCTGCTAGATGCTCTGTTTTCGTTTATTCGGTTTCTTTTGCTTGTTTCTTTTCCATGCGTGGCTTTTTTTGAACCGGTTCTGTCAGTTGCTCCGGCTCTTTGACTTCCTTAAAGTCGTCTATCTCTACAAAGTCGGCGCTGAATCTGTCTTCTATTTCCTTGCGGGACATGTTTTCGCCTAACGGGTCTTTTGTTGCGGTAATGATTTCTTGCTGGTCTTGCAATCCATCGTAGTTTTTCTGCCAGAATAGTCCTGTTACCGGGTTGATTGCACCGTCCTGCATCAGCATTTCCCGGTACATCCCGCATACACGCTTTATTTCTCGCGCGAATTCCTGGTATTCCTTTTGCGAGCTGCGCCTTTTTCCGCTTTCCCAGCCGTTTACAGTGTCTCTATCTACTCCCATAGCAGCATACGCCGCCATGTTGCCTACTTTCATGTTATACTTGACACATAAATCAAGATAGTCATAAAAGCGTTTTCTGAGGGCTGGCAGGTCGTTTGTGCTTATTTTGGGAAGCTGGGATATCACAAGCAAAAATTCAATGCGCCTTTGATTCCCTTCCGGCACATTATCAGGGTCATTATCAATCATGATCGGGCTGTTTCTTTTGGTTGCCCTGCTTCCCATTGTCCTGTGCCTCCTTTATCCGGCTTATGGCCGTTTTATAATATTCGGGGTTCTTCTCTATCCCGATGAAGTCTCTATTTGTGTTTATACAGGCTACTCCGGTTGTTCCGCTGCCCATGCAGTTGTCTAATACCGTCTCGCCTGGGTTTGTGTACGTCTTAATCAGCCATTCTTCCAGTTTTACAGGCTTTTGGGTGGGGTGCAATCCCTTTTCCCTTGGGAATTTCAGAATTGTTGTTGGGTTCCGCTTGCCGTCGCTACAGTCTGTTAAGATGTCGTCACGAAACTTTCCCCAGTTTTTGGAAAGCCTTTCGCCTTTGCCCCCCCCTATTCTTATAGGGCTTTCCGTCCACATATTGCTTGTTATAGGTCGGCTGGTGCTTATAGAATATCTGGATGCTTTCATGCGCTTTCAGGGGCTTGCGGTTTGCGTTCAGAAAGTCGCTGCCGTTTTCCTTTACCCATATCAGCTCATACCGGTACAAGTCTTTCCCAGCGCTTACAAGGGCCGCTGTAAATGGCATATCGCTGTGCAGTGCTATAACGCCATTGCTTTTGATTATGCGCCTGTATTGCGCCCATATCGGCTTTAACGGGATGATAATATCCCAT